ATGGAGCCGACCCGACCACGCCTTGGCGGACGCAAGTCCGTCCTGCCCGACGGCGAAGAACTGGACCGCCTCAACGGGCAGACCGGTTTGTCGTTCGACCAGATCGGTGCCATGTACGGCGTGAGCGGACAGGCAGCCCAGCAGAAGCACAAGCGCTGGAAGCAGGGCACGGACGGCTCCACCAACTGGAGCCGGCATTGGCCGGGCGAATGGTGGAAACAGCGGCACGGTGGCAACAAGGTGCGCACCGACCACGCCGGTACCTACATCTACAAGCAGCTGTTGAACTACACGAAGCGCCGGTACGGCGTGGAGATCCGCCCGCACGAAGTGCAGATCCTGGACGACTTCCTGGACCATCTACGGAAGAACAACCTGGTGGTCTACTACCTGTACGAGGATGCCAACGGGTTCCGTTTGCGTTCACGCAGGGACGGGGATGGCCCGGATGTGATCTGGGCTGCCGAGGCGTAGACACAGCAATGCCCCCTTGCGGGGGCATTGTGTTGGTGTTCCTAGCGCGGGTGGCCTTTGCCTCTTCGAGGCTTCGGATTGGGCTTTGCCTTGCACATCAGGTCGGTGCCGTACTTGATGCAGGCGCAGCCGACGCCCTGAATGAACCAGTAGCCGTTCAGACCGTAGCGCTTGTTGTACATCCGGTTGAAGCGGTACGCAGGCTCGTCGCAGAAGACGCTTGCGGTCTCCCAACCGCGGCACCCGCCGCCCGTGGTCAACGTCCAGTACCGCTCGGCCTTCTTGAGCTTCCGTGCTCGGCTCACCTTCGCGTCCTCTCCAGCACTAGTCGGCAGGCCCGTCGGCCAACGGCAAATCCGGCACCGAAAAGCGCAGCTGCCAGTCCAGCCCAACCAGCAACGCGGACTGCTTGTGCGCGACCAGCCATCTTTGTACCTGCCTTCCCCCGATAGCCTCGGTAACCGGGTGGGTGTCCAACGGGATACCGGAGCGCAGCACCAGCCGGATCACTTCGATACGTTCGTATGAGGTGAGGTGCCTCGGGGGTTTACGCCCCCCGAGAACACGGAACACGATCACCCAGTCGTATTGCGCGTCCCGCAGTGGACGCCTGCGCTTGGTTTCCACCGATCACCCGCCACAGCACGTCGGGCAGTCGTCGGCGCAGTCGCCGTGCACGGTGCGGAGAACGCAGTCCATGCACCCGCGGGCATCGCAGTTCCGGCAGTCGGGCGAAGGGACTTTCACGAGTTCCATGCCGCTTTGTTCGCGGTGGAACCGTTGGACGTCGGCGATGGTGGCGAACACCGGCCCGCACTGGTACCAGCCGGGACCGACGACCGTGTCGTTCCGCCAGAACTCGACCTGGCCGTTGTTGACCCGGTAGACGGGACCCTGGTGTTGCTCCGTAGACCACGCCTGCGGGGTCTCACGACCCGAGTCGTCCGGCTCGGGCTTGGCCATTCCGCACACAGCACACGGGTGCCAGACGGCCGAATCGTCCACCACGTAGGTGCAGGTATGGTCGGGCGTTTCCGACGCCTCAGATTCGAGACCGTCCAGGAACTTGGCCAGCTTCTTGCGGCCCCACTTCTGCTCCAGTTCGGCAAGCAGGTGGTGGTACCGCTCGTTGCGGCCCTCCAGCGCGCGGGTCATCGTGGCCAGCCACGCTTTGTCGACCGCGGTGTTGCCTTGCAAGGTGGCGATGACCTCCGCTCGACGACGTGCGATGCGCTCCCAGGTACCCGCCCGAACCACCGCGCGGTAAAGACGGGCTCTCTGGGCGGATCGGGCCACAAGGTCCGCCCATTCCTTGGTCACGTGCACCGTCACCTGCCCCGCACCTCCTTGTCGGCAGCCTGGGCCTTCGCCCGGATCGCCTGCTGCACGTTGCGGGCCGTCTCCGGCTCCAAATCCACCTTGGCCCTGCGGCCGTCCTGGTCCTGCACGGACACGGTGACCTTCCCGTCCAAGGCAACCTGCACCTGGAGGCTGCCGTTGTCGGCGTGGAAGGTGCGCGGGGTGAACCGCGCCAGGCGGTCGGTCACGCGTCCCCGTCCTCGGGGTGGGCCTTGCCGATCTCGGCCGACCAGTGCTGGGTGAGGATGCGGTACTGCTCGGGTTCGATCAGGTCCCGCGTGAGCACCGCGAGCGCGGCGCCCCAGACGGCGCCCCTGGCGACGTCCCAGGCGGCGTCCTGGGCGGCACCCCAGGCGGCGCCCCTGGCGGCACCCCAGGCGGCGCCCCTGGCGGCACCCCAGGCGGCACCCCAGGCGGCACCCCAGGCGGCGTCCTGGGCGGCACCCAACCGTCGAGCCTCGTCACGGGTCAGCTGTGCGGTGCGCTCGATGATCCCGGCCACGTAGTTGCCGTTCGGGCCGAGAGCCTGCCAGGCGGGGAGTTCTTCAACGACGCGCAGCGACAAGCACGCCCGCTTGTACTCCGACGCGGTCAGGTCGGAGAGCAGGTCTCCGATCGGCTCGACACGGAAGAGGCGGCAAGGCCAGCTACCGCCGATCAGCGTCTCACCGGGCTGGGTGGAGATCGACAGGTACGAGTGCGCCTCGTCGGGGCGCATCGCCGTGCTGGTCGGGTGCTTGACCGTCTCGCCGGTTCCCAGCGCCCCGGCGTAGTCGAGCGTCCCGCTGTAGAAGTCGCGCCCGTCCGGACGGGCCGCCTTGAAGTGGTCCACAGGTCCTCCGTTGGTGTTGGTCAACGATGCTCTGGCCAACAGAAGACGCCTGCGCGGTCCGATAGTCAAGCCGACGTGGCATGTTGGGTTTGTCGTGCCTCGTGCGCCCGTGCGGTAGTGCATCAACTACTTCCGGCGCGGTCCGATGAAGCGCCGGGCTGTCTCTTGTTGTAGTACCAGGCCTTGAGGGCCTGGTTACTTAGTAGTAACTGCTACTTGCAGGGGGCCTTACGGCCCCTAATAGATCTTTACTTAGCTGGCAGTTACTCGCTTCGCTCGTAGTGTACTTAGCTCTACTGACACGGATGCGCGTACCCGCGGCGTGCCCGAGTCACCCCGTTGACGTAGCGCACTGCTCCGTGCAAGCTGTTGAGCGTGCAACCTGTCCAGCGGACAGCAACGTTACGATCGTGTATCGCTGCTGGTCATTTGCTTGTCCTATTGAGACGGTTGTGCGGTGGTCGAATGTATGTTCGACAGGCAGGTCGTCACGTTCCGCAACCGCAGTACTAGTCCGTTCGAGTGAGAACGTAACGCGTTTGAACAGTCAACGATCACCCAAGTAGAAGCCCGCAACATTCCTCCCCGGACCTCGGAGGGCCGCAATGCCACGCAAATCAGACGGCGATCAATTCGTTGTCACGTTCACCCGCGGCGGAAGCTACGACGTGAGCGTTCCCGGCTCGTTCGCGCCGGAAGACTGGCCCATCCTGGATCGTGTCGTCGCGGCTGTCCGCGAGGCTGTCACAGGCGCGGCGGTGGGCCACGCGTAGCGTGTCCCCATTGGGTGCTAAGTTGGCGAGAGCGTGTTGCTGCTGGCCAACCGGTGGAGGTGAGATCGCATGGTGACCCTGTACCTGGTGGCCGGTAGCCGCTGCAAGAAGGCGGCCGAGGAGGCCATTCCCGGCGACTTGTGGCCGAAGGTGAAGCAGAAGTACATCCGGATCAAGAAGGACGTGCCAGCTCGCGGGCACCTGCTGCTCCAGGTCGGCAAAGGCACGCCCGACTTGGAGGCGGAACGCTTCGCCGCCCGTAAGGGCGCGCTGCTCACCTGCCTGCCCGAGGCGGGCATCTACGTGGAGCAGAAGGTCCGCCAGGCGTTGGACGCCAACACGGATCTGGTGCTGCTGGACGTGGGCTTGATGAACGTGTCGGTGGTCTGAGTGGGCGCGTGCGCCCAGTGCGAGGCCGAGCTGAACCCAGACGGACCGAGCTTCTACTTCTGCTCGATGAAATGCCAGTTCGCCTGGTCGTGCGCCCAGACCGACAGCTTGTTCAAGTGGACCATGGATTTCGACCACGGCAGGAACTTCCACCCCGAACAGGAGACCTCGTGAACACCTGCGGTGGTTGCATCACCACCTGGACCGGCATGGTCATGTGCCACTGCGCCGGGTGCCACAACACGTTTTCGTCCCTAGGACTGTTCGACCGCCACCGCCGGGGTGGTCGGTGCCGGGAGCCCGGTTCGTGCGTTCTGGGTAAGGACGCGACACCAGCAATGCGGCAAGACGCACGGGGTGTGTGGGTTGGTGCGGAAGCCAACCCGCGCTGGAGCAAGAAGGAGGCGAACGCGTGAACGAGCCGAAGGCGAAGTTCGCCGAGGGCGACCTCGTGGTGAACCGTCAGTACGCCAAGCTTGCTGACGTGCCGACGCTGGTAGTCCTCGATCGTCCGGAGTTGAACACTAAGACGGGGACGTTTTACTACGGCCTGCACTACGTGCAGCGCCCCGAGCTTGGCTACCCGAATGGCGGGTCCAGCTGGAGCACGGAGGAGAAGTGGCTCCACTTCCCGCAGACGGGCCATGAGCAGCTGCTCGCCATGCAGTACGGAGCACACGGGCGGGTGCTGCTGACAGCGAAAGCGGCCGAAGCCGCGGTCATCGAGGCGAAGGCTGTGGACGTGACACTGGCCGTGTTCCTCCGGTCGGAGCCCTCATGATCACAGTCGACGAGTACCAGGCGTGGACCAAACGGTTCGACAACCACAAGGGTCCCGTGCAGGTGCTGGCCTTGGCGCTCGGCCTTGCGGCCGAGGCGGGCGAGGTGGCCAACCTGTTCGAGCGCCGTTGCCGTGAAGGCGCCGCACCCCTGGACCTGGCCAAGGTGGAAGAAGAGCTGGGCGACGTGCTGTGGAACGTGGCACGCATCGCCGCCGAGCTGAACATGACGCTGCCGCAGATCTGGACGACCAACATCGCGAAGCTGACCAAGCGCTTCGCCGACAACCTCGTGTCCGGAAGCGGCAACAGCACCGCTTGAGCACCATCACCAAGCGCTGGTCGCACAGTGCATACGAGGACTACTCCTCGTGCGGGGAGAAGTACCGCCTGAAGCGGGTCGTGAAGGTCCCCGACCAGCCCGGCCTGGCCCGCACCGCGGGCACCGCCTTCCACTCGTGGTCTGAGGACTACGACAAGGCCGAGCAGGAGTGGGAGAAGCAAGGCCTGCTCGTTTCGTGGGATGTCTACCTTGAAGCCGCCCTGAAGGCCGAAGAAGAGAAGACCGGCGTCCTGCGCGACAAGTTCACCGTGTCCGGTCGGGTGTCGAAAGACAAGCCCAACAAGGAAGACCTGACGTTCTGGCGTGACGAGCTGGGGCCAGACCTGGTCTTGAAGTACGCGGACTGGGTGTCCAACTCGGACTGGGTGATCGCACAAGACCTGCCCGAGGATGCCAACGGCAACACCACCGGTATCGAGTACGAGGTGTCGTACCGCGTGGGCCAGGTGGAGGAGAAGGGCTACCTGGACCGGGTGTACTACGACCACCTGGGCAACATCGGCGTGGTGGACATCAAGACGTGGTCCCGCAAGAGGACCACCGTTCAGCTTCCCGGCTACATCCTGGCTTTGCAGAAGCGGGGCGTTGCCGCCACGTGGGGTTCGTACTACCACGCCCGCAAGGGAACCGCTGACGACCCGGTGTTCTACGCCTGGGATGAGCACAAGCTCGCCGCCCTGTACGAGCAGGCCGCGGTGATGGAGCAGCAGGGGTTTTACCTGCCGCGTGTGTCCGACGACTGCGGCTGGTGCTCGGTTCGAGCCCACTGCCAGTTCGCCCTGTGATCCAGAAAGGACAGTCGATGCCTGTCGAGTTCAAGGCCTGGCCGAAGACGCCGCGCCTGTTCCGGCGCGTCACCATCACGGAGAAGATCGACGGCACCAACGCCGCTGTCATCGTGACGGCCGACGGCGAGGCCGTGGCCCAGTCGCGCAAGCGGCTGATCACCCCGACCGAAGACAACTACGGCTTCGCCGTCTGGGTCCAGGACCACGCGGACTACCTGGTCGAGACCCTGGGCGAGGGCTACCACTTCGGCGAGTGGTGGGGGCAGGGCATCCAGCGGCGTTACGGCTTGGACCACAAGCGCTTCTCGCTGTTCAACGTGCGTCGCTGGGTCGGCACGGAGTTCGCGCTGCCCGGCCTGGACCTGGTCCCCGTGCTGTACCAGGGCGACCTGAACGACTGGTGCGTCGAGCAGCAGCTGGACCGCCTCCGTCGCCACGGTTCCGTCGCCGCACCCGAGTGGCCGACGCCCGAGGGGATCTGCGTGTTCCACGAGGACGCGAACCAGGTCTTCAAGGTGCTGCTCGAAAACGACCACCTTTCCAAGTCCGCCTGAGAAGAACAGGAAGCAGATGACCGTCAAGTTCATCGCCCGCATCCCTACTCCCGTGCAGTACGGGTACCTGGAGGTGCACGCCGAAGGGCAGCCGGGCCAGCCCGCCGACAGCGTGCAGGCCGAGTTCACCGAGGCGGTGGTCTACGCCGAGGACTACGCGAAGACCATCACCGCGGGCACCGAGGTTCCGGGCGCCACCGAGGCGGCCGTGCACAATCTTCAGCAGCAGGGTGTGGTCCCGCAGGGCCAGTCCGTGCAGCAGCTGCCGCAGGTGGCGGGCCCCCCGCCGTGGGCTGGCGCCCAGCAGTCGTTCGCCCAGCCCGCCGATCAGCAGCAGGCCCCGCAGGGGTGGCAGCCTTCGGTCCCGCCACAGCAGGCGCCGAGCGCTGGGCCTTCGTGCCAGCACGGGCCCGCCAAGTGGGTCCCGCCGGGCGTGAGCAAGCGGACCAACCAGCCGTACACCGGCTTCTGGTCCTGCCAGGCCCCGCAGGGCCAGACGAAGTGCAAGTTCAACTGAGGCGCTAGGTGCTCACAGCCTCGCAGGTCTTCAGGAAGAAGACCGAGGCAGGGCAACCGTTGCCCGTGGTCTGGCAGTCCTTCCTGAACAAGAAGATCGTCTTTCGCCGAGGACAACTACATCTCACAGCAGCCGGGCCGGGCGCCGGAAAGTCGGTGCTCGCGCTCAGCCAAGCGGTGCACATGCAGGTACCCACCCTGTACATCTCTCTCGACGGGGATGAGCTGACGGTGGGGTCACGCCTCATCCAGGTGGCCACAAGGTGCGACCAGGAAACCGCGGAGCAGGCCGTGCTGGGAAAGTCGACACTGGCTTTCGACGTGGCACGGCTTGTCCCGTGGTTGACATTCACCTACCCGTCATCGGCTACAACCGATGACATCGCCCAGCACGTGTGGGCGTACGCGGAAGCGCGGGGCGAATGGCCGCACCTGATCGTGGTGGACAACCTGTCGGACGTTGCGGACGAGGACGACGCGTCCGCTTTGAACCGGGCGATGGACGACCTGGCAATCCTGGCCCGCGAAACACAGGCTGCTGTGCACGTGCTCCACCACGTGGGCGGGGAATACGAGGACGGCAACAAGGTGGTGCCGTTGTCGGGGCTCCGCTACAAGGTGGGCAAGAAACCGTCCTTGGTGTTGACGCTGTGCAACGGGGCGGCCGACGACCAGATATGGGTGTCGGCGGTGAAGAACAGGTTCGGCCCCAAAGACACAGCCGGACTGAAGGTCCGAGCAGAACTGAGGGTCAACTTCGCAACGATGCAAGCATGTGACCCTTTCCTAATCTCAGACGGGAGGGCGTGATGAGCGCCAGCACAATTGAGGACGAGGGCGATGTGGCTGCGCTCGCACACATCCTCTACGAGGGGGGTGTGGGTACCGCCAGGGCAGAGAAGGTGGCACGACACCTCATCGCGGTGACCGACCCCGAGTTCGGAGAGGACCAGGACTGATGGAAGAGTTCGAAGAGTTCGACTTGTTGGAGCGACTCGTTGACTTCGGCAACGCCGTAGGCGAGGACTACAACGAGGGCATCAACGGGTACCTCACCGCCGAGTGGGAGACGGCTGCCGACGGCGACCGGCAGCTCCGTGTCGACTACCAGTTCTCCACGGAGGAGGGGCTGGAAAGCGGCGGCGTCAAGCGGTACAAGTTCGTCGAGGTGCTGTAGATGGGCCTCTTCGGTGTCGACGTCTCCAACCACCAGGCCTCGTTCAACTTCGACGGCTGGGACTTCGCGTTCATCAAGCTGTCGCAGGGGACCGGCTTTGTGGACGGCCGGTTCTGGCAGCACTGGAGCGCAGCCCGAAGTGCCGGTTGCCTGACCGCTGCGTACCACTACGTGGATGGCGGTGATGTCAACGGACAGTTCGACCTGATCGCCGGGCGGATCGGCCCGGACATTCCCGTCATCCTGGACGCCGAGGAAGGCACACCGAACATCGGCGTGGTGTTCGAGTTGCAGGCCAAGCTGAACAGGGCGGGCTACCACACGCCGTTCACCTACATTCCCAAGTGGTACTGGGCTGGGCGCCTCGGTTCACCCAGCCTGGCGGGTCTGGCCCCTTTGTGGGCGTCGTGGTACCCGGACTACACGGCTCGGCCGAAAGAGCAGGGCATCGCCAAGGTGCCCAGTTCCGCGTGGCTGCCTTACGGCGGCAACGACGTGGTGCTCATGCAGTTCACGTCCAGTCCGTTCGACCAGAACTACTACCCCGGTTCACGGGAGCAGCTCTCCGCACAACTCGGAGCCGGCGGCTCCGGTTGGGGTGGCGGGGCAGGAGAGGAAGACGACATGGCGTTCAGCCGTGAAGAGATCAAGGGAATGTTCTACGAGGCGATCACGGACTTCTTCCGTGACGTGTCGACCGGCGTCAACGCCGACTCGGGCTACGCCTACTTCCGCAAGTCGCTGGCCGACGCCCACGTGCAGCTCACCGACGACACCGTGGACCGAGTGTCCACCGCGGTGGCGGGCAAGGTGCCCGCCGGGACCGGTGGCGGCGCCACGGCCGAGGAGATCGCCCAGCGGGCGGCTGACGTCCTGGCCGACCGCCTGGCGGACTGATGGCCGCGGGGAAGGCGCGGGCTTGTAAGGGTTGCGGCTCGACCACCAGGCCCGTGCCCTACCCCGGCCCCCGCTGTGCCACCTGCAACCGCGCGGTGAGAACCGTGCGGCGAGGCCAGGCCAGGGACAGGCGGGCTGTGGCCACGTACGGCCTGTCGCCGGGTGACTGGCAGAAGCTGTTCGAGGCGCAGGGCGGGAAGTGTTTCATCTGCCAGCGGTTCAAGGCGAAAGCCGTGGACCACGACCACGCCTGCTGCTCGGGGCCCACCTCGTGTGGGCGTTGCGTGCGGGGCTTGCTGTGCGGTACGTGCAACACCGGCATCGGCCGGTGGAGGGATGACGTCGCCACGTTCCTGCGGGCGGTCGACTACCTGAACAACCCACCCGCAAGACGGGTGCTGGGTGATGGAGGAACCGATGAATACCCAGCCGTTCAGGCCGTTGACGGATGACGAAAAGAACACACGCCTAGGCGTGTGGGCTGACCGCATCACCGCTATCGCAGCGAAGATGTGCACGCATTCGGTACCGGGAACAAGGACAGCGCAAGGCCACCCTTCTTTTCCGTGCAATACGTGCACCAAGATTGTCCGCTTCGTCACTGGTGAATGGGCTGGCATCTTCTCTGCTGAGCAGTCCCGCGTTATCGCGCGGTACCGTGAGGACAAGCAGGCTCGGGTGGTCACGTTGCGCGGTGCGTACCGCGCTGTGGGCGGTGCGACCATCGAGCCGGACTGGTCCCTAGCCACCGACGATTACGGGCCGCTGTGAGACGGCACGCACACCGGGAATCGCCTGTCTTCCCCATCGGCCCCGTGCTGGAAGACCTGGGTGGTGAGCTGCCGCACCACCAGCACGGCGACAGGTGGACGAAGATGGACTGCCCGTTCCACGGTGGGGATTCGGGCAGTGTGAACTTCCAGGCGAACCGCTTCCATTGTTGGGCCGGATGTACGGACCGGCCCGAAGATGCGATTGGACTGTTGATGCTTTATGGCGGCTGCCGCGACTTTCTCACTGCCCTCGCCGAAGCGGAAAGAATTGCTGGGCCAAGCATCGCAGAGGTACGCAGCCCACGTAAACGTGGCAGCGGACTATTTGACAAGTCGTGGAATAACGGCTGACATCGCACAGCAATGGCAACTCGGCGTTGTTGCCGACCCCATTCCGGGGCACGAACGCCAACTCGGGTGGCTGTGCATCCCGTACCTGTCCCCCGGTGGGGTGCTGGACTTGAAGTTCAGGTGTATGAAAGACCACGACCACCAGGCCAACGGGCACCCCAAGTACCTGGGTGAGATCGAATCTTCTGCCCGCCTGTTCGGCGTGCTCAACCTGTCCGTTGACACAGAGGTCATGGCCATCTGTGAAGGTGAGCTGGACACCATCGTGTGCACAGCGGCCGGTATCCCCGCGGTGGGCATCTCCGGTTCCAACAAGTGGCGCCCGTGGTGGGCGCACTGCTTCGAAGGTTACGCCGAAGTGGTGGTACTCCAAGACGGCGATGAGAACGGGGCGGGCGAGAAGCTGTCGAAGACTGTCAGTGCGAATCTTTACAATACGACCAGTCGTACGGTTCCAATGCCGAGAGGTCACGACGTGAACTCTTACGTGTTGGAGTTCGGACCGCAGGCACTGCGCGAAAGGATCGGGCTTTAGTGAGGTACGAGGAAGAGTGCGCTCCAGCAGCTCCTGAAGCGGTCGGGGACAACCCCCAGGCGGAGATCGAGCGGCAGTCCGAAAGGTGGTACCAGCTCGGTGAGCAGTACCGCGCGGAGCAGCGTGAGCTGGACGAACTCGCCCTCGTCAAGGGCCGCAAGGCGGACCTGTACTTCGGGGCCGCCAGTGCCATCGTCTCCGACTCCTCGAACGTGAAGGCGGCCAAGCGATGACCGAGTTCCAGAGGTACGGCATCCACGCACAGGTGCGTGCGGATGGGGATCTGTACGTCAACGCCCCGACGGTGACGCTCGGGGAAGCCGAGGGCCGTGAGCTGCTGGGGTTCCTGATGACCGAGTACCACCAGCTGGACGTGGACAGGCGGGTTGTCGACGACGAGCCGAGCGAGGACGACACGGCGTTCAACGCCGCTGTCACCGACCTGGAGTACGAGAACCGCGAGGTACCCGTCATCGAGACGGCCACCGATGTTGGCGAGAGCACCGTTGCCTCGGTGTCCACTCCGGACCAGAAGCCGCCGATCGCCAAGCGGGCGCCCAACGGGCACCGCAACACCTCGCAGACCTGACCCGAAGGGAGGCCGGGCGTGTCCAGCTACCAGTTGCAGCGTGTCGAAGCGCACTACTCCACCGGTGAGACCGCCAGCCAGGCGATACGCCGGGCCACCCTCGTCATGGAAGACGTCCAGAAGGCTGGCCGGACCATCGAAGGCGGCTGGCTCTACACCTCAGCCCTTGAGGGCGAGCCGTACGGGTTCGTGTTCCTCTCCCAGAAGTCTTAAGGAGCCAGCTGTCATGCCCATGGTCGAGCAGTACCGGAACGGCAAGATCCTGTCCGACGACAACCCGTTGCCCTGCAACAGCGGCACGGCCGTGAACACGCAGGCGTTCAGCACGGTGTCGGCCGGTGCCACCGTGGACCTGGGCTACGCCAGGGGCACGCACACCATGCAGACCAAGTCGACCGGCACGCCCGCAACGGTGAGCATCACGTTGCAGGGGTCGTTGGACGGCAGCACGTGGGCCACCCTGGCCACGTCCACGTCCACCACGGGGGACATGCAGCAGGCGGTGGACAAGCCGGTGCGCTACCTGCGCGCCAACCTCGGCACGTTGACGGGCGGTACCACCCCGACCGTGACGGCCATGTTCTGCTCCCAGTGAGGTGACCGTGAAGCACTACATCCCCGTGTTCTGCCTTGGCGTGATGCTGGGCATGGAGCTGAAGAAGACGTTCACCGAGCGGCTGCCGTTCATCGCTGACTTTCAGCACCGTCTCCGTCTGATGTGGACTGGCGACATGGTGGGCTGGGTGCCCATGTCCGAAGAGGACGAGGACGACGACTGATGCGCCACATCGTGATCCTTCCGGACGTGCAGGTGCCGTTCGAGGACGTCGAGCTGATGAAGAAGTTCATCGGTTTCCTTGAGGCGTACCAGCCTGACAAGGTGGCGTCGGTCGGGGACTTCACCGACTGCACCGCCCTCGGGCGGTGGGTCAGCGGCTCGGTGGGCGAGTACAGCGGCGGGTTGCAGGACGAGTTCGACCGTGCCAACGCGTGGCTCACCAAGATCCGGGCGGCTGTTGGTGACGCCGAGTTCATCATGCAGCGCAGCAACCACGCCGACAGGTTGCAGAAGTGGCTGCGCACCAAGGGCGCAGCGGTTCACGACCTGCGTGACCTGACCATCGAGAAGCAGCTGAACCTGAAAGACCACGGGGTGCAGTACTGCTACGGAGACACGGCTGTGGCCCCCGGCTGGCTGATCAAGCACGGCGATGAGGGCAGCACGTCGCAGATCGGCGGGCAGACGGCCGCCCTGTTGGCTCAGCGGCACGGTAAGTCGGTGGTGTGCGGGCACACCCACAGGGGCGGCATCGTCCCGGTGAAGCAGGGCTGGATCGCCACCACCTACGGCATGGAGGTGGGCTGCTTCATGGACCCGTCCAAGGCTTCGTACCTGACCGCCCCTTCGGGGTGGACGAACGGGTTCGGCATCTTGCACGTGGGCAAGGACAACAAGACGTTCGCCGAGTACGTCCAGGTCGTGTCGCGCGGCTTCGTCGTCGACGGCACCAGGTTCTGAGAGGTAGACATGACGAAGCCGGGACTGGACCCGATCGAGTCGAAGCGGGCGTTCACCGTGACCCACGAACGGAAGGGCGTGCTGCCCATCACCGAGGGGAAGGTGTCGGCGGTGGACTTGTACGAGTTCGCCCGTGCCGCACTGGCGGCTGATGCGGTGGACGTGGTGTTCAACCACGACCAGTTGGACAAGCTGGTGGGCTGCCAGTTCTCGGCCGAGGTGGCCGAGGCCTGATGGACTCCTTCCTGTACGCGCTGAAGCACACGAACCTCACGTTCGTGGTGCTCGTCTCAGCCCTGCTGGGGCTGAGGTCGAACGTCATGTGGTGGGTTGCGCTCACCCTGCTCATCGTGCTGGTCGCCGTTGAGACGGCTCACGGTGCCGTGATGGGGTGGTTCTACCGGCTGGCCACGAAAGGCCGGGAGAATCACGCTGCTGACCCAGCAACGGGGGTGGCTGCCGATGTGTAGCCCCGACCTGTGCCGCATCCCCGAGCCGCACGTGCACGAGGGCTTTGCCGTGAGGTACATCGAGACGGTGGAGCCCGCCATCAAGCCACCCGTGCTGGACCCGTTCGACAAGGTTGTGGCCGAGGTGCTCGCACTCAACCGCCGCAAGCGAGCCGACTACACCGACAACAAGGACCCATGGGCCAACTTCCGGGACTCCTCCCGGCAGGTGTCAGCCCGGCCCGGCACCTCGGTTGAGGTGCTGATCGCCACCAAGCAGAGCAGGTTGCGCCAGCTGTTGCAGAAGGGGCGGGAGGCGAACAACGAGAGCGTGCGGGACACGTTGCTGGACCGTGCGGTGTACTCGCTCATCTCCCTCGCCATGTACGACGAAGGTCTGTACGCGGACTGACCTCGAACGGCAAGAAGCCCCCCGGTGTGAACGTGCCGGGGGGCTTCTGCATGTCCTGACGGTTCCAGCCGTCAGGGTGTCGGGGTTGTGCGTCTCCGCTTGTCGAGCCACAGTCCTCCCGCCACTGGCGCGGCGGCAACGGCGACGTAGAGAAGTAGCACCAGCCCTGACCCTGTGGTACCTGAGGCCAGGTTAAGTATCAGTCCGAGCAGCAGGAAAGCGGAGACCGCTGCTCCCACCGCAGTGAAAACCCATCTCGGCATGTCGACCTCCTTCCTCTGCTTATCGCCCACCAGCCCGCGGCGTTAGCCCGCGTAGGGATTGTGGTCGGGTGCGGCCTGGCCGATACGGTCCACACAGTCGGGGCACAACGGCATCAACACCTGGTCCAGCAGGTAGTAGGCGAGCACCGCCCGTTCGCACACCGTCATGTACCCTTCGCGCTCCTCGCCTTTGAAATCGTCGGCAGTGAAGGCGTGGGTCTGTGTCTGTACGTCCAGCTTCCAGACGATGCCGCCTACAGGCAGCCGGGGTCGACTCTCATCACCGGCCGGGCGCCCGCGGTCTCGTCCAGGACCACGCGGCGCCTCACTACCAGCGTCGGGTCCGGTCGGGCGCTGATCGTGGTCATCCTCTGGCCATGCCAGCGTCCCAACAGGTATGCGACCACGGCTGTTGCCGTGACCACTACCCATATCAGTGTTGGTGTCCACACGTGTCACCTCATCCCATCGAATGAGGCCCAGCCTAGGGGTGTGATCACACCCCTGGCCATACATCGAACGGGTGTAATCACACCGTCTAGCCCGGCGTCTACGATCATCGCCATGCCTGCTACACCTAACGAAGCGAAGCGCACTTTGGGTGCGCTCCTCGTCGGGTTGCGTGAGGGTGCGGGACTCTACGCTGCTGATACGGCTCGCCATCTTGGCGTCACCCCAACCACGGTAGGCAGGTACGAAGCTGGTACAACGGTTCCCCAGGATGAGGATCTTGAAACCATTCTTAACCTGTATGGAGCAACCGAAGACCAGCGTTCGGCCGTGCACGCTGCCCTGCTTGACGCACGGGCAGGTGTGGTCAGGTTGCAGCACGCCAGTGCCGTGTCCCCCAAGTTCCGCTCGTTCCTGCGTGCGGAGGCTGACGCTGAAGGCGTCCGGACCTACGCCCCTCTCGCCGTACCCGGACTGCTGCAAACACCCGCCTACGCCAGCACCGTGCAGCAGAAGGGGCGTGCCGTGACCGACCCGGCCGTACCGGTGGACCGCATCGTTGCCGCACGCATGAGCAGGCAGCAGCGGTTGAGCCTGGACGTGGTGCCGCTGCAACTGCACGCGCTGCTTGATGAGATCGTTGTCCTGCGGTGCGCAGCGGAAGGCAAACTGGGGGATGACCAGCTGGTGCACCTGCTCCAAGCAGGGGCGCAGAAGAACATCACCATCCAGGTGGTACCCACCAGTGCCGGGTTGTACGGCGCCATGTCGAGCCCTGTCACCCGCTTCCAGTACCCCGGCAAAGGGGACACGGCAGCGGTGTACCTGGAGTACCCCGGTGGCGGGGCGTGGGTGCGAGGCAAAGGTGTCGGCAAGTACGAGCAGCTGTTGGACGACATCCAGCGCTGCGCCCTCGGGCATGACGAATCGTTGACGTTGATCGCAGCAGCAAGGCGGACATGAACCCCACGACGTGGCGTAAGAGCAGCTTCAGTAACGACCAGGGCGCCTGCGTTGAGGTTGCCAGCACACTGGCCGCGGTACGGGACAGCAAGAACGGGGCAGGCCCGAGCCTGTGCTTCGGCAGGCACCAGCTCGGCGCGTTCATCGGCGCAGTCAAGCAAGGCAGGCTGGGCTAGGACGCAGACCAGCCCCCGCCGGGTGAGTAGCGAGGGCTGGTCTTTCACATCGGGTAGGGGAGCGCGCAACGTGTCGCGCTCAACCCTGCCCGAGGTCTAGTGGTGAGGCAGGTCTGCCTCCATGTACTTCTCGGCTATGCGCACGTCGTTCGCAGCCTGCGACAACAAGCTGATCTCGGCCAGCGTCAGGTCGGTGTGCCGTTCAAGCACACCCTTGATGAGGCTCATCGCCAAGTCCAGCTCGGCCTTGTCCTGCGGTGCCAGCATGGCGTGCTCACCCTTCGCTTGCGTTGTCGCTACCCTTGTGCGCCGCCGGGATTCGAACCCGGCCCGCCGGACTGCTAGACCAGTCCACCTGAGGGGCTGTTTGTTCCCTCGTGCGTGCTTCCGCTACACCACGGCGCTGTCGTGCTACGAGCAGTAGCCCGCCACCTTGCCGCCGATGCGTGCCGCGGACAGCGCGCACGCACTGCCGCCCGAACCCCAGCCCTGCGCACGGGTGGTGACCGTGGCGCCCAGCCTCATCGCCTCCGGCAGGGTGAGGGTGCGGGTCGCAGCCTCCAGCTGCTCGGTGCTGATCGTCTCGGACAGCTTCTTCACCGGGTCGTGCGTGATGGTGCTCATGCTTCGTTCCCTTCGGGCATCTTGAACGTGAGGTCGATGTTGTTCAGCAGCGCGTACTCCTCCAACCAGTCGGCGATGTTCGGCTTGCCAGGCTCAGCCTCGCTGGCAGCACGAGCCCACCCGTGGACGTCGTTGAGGTGGATGACCAGCGCGAGCAGGCTCGCCTCACCGATCGCGCACCGACACTGTGAGCAAGCCAAGTTGGGATAGCCGTACGCGAGGTAGTCCTTGCACCTGCCCCGATCGCACGTCGAGCACCCGACCGGGCAAGCGGCGTGTGAGCCCTGGATACCGGGGACAGCGCCATATATCACGTCCCCGCTGGCACTCCAGTCCTGGGTGACGGGCACCGACTTGCCGAGCAGCTGGTACGTGACAATCAAGTTCTCGTACAAGCTGACCTGCTTCACGGCGGCAGGCCAGGCGGTGCTCACCGCCTCCGCTTTCGTAAACAACTCGAAGTTGAACGGGCCGATAGCCATCACGCCACCTGCCCCGACAGCCAGCGCTCCACGTCAGCGGCGAACTTGGCCGCCAACCCACGTGCCATGCACTCCGGGCAACCCTTCATCCGCTCGGCGTGGTGCATGCAGTCGTGGTCGGTCAGACGGTGCCAGTAGTACGGCTCGGTGGTGCGCCCACCGCACGGGCAGCGCCCGAGCGCACGACCCAACGTCAGCTCACCGTCCATCACGCACCATCCCTACCGGCAGGAGGTGGCGAAGTGGAGCAGTAGCGGCCCACCACCCACCCCCACCAGGTGGTGGCAGATCGGGCAGTTGCCCGTGGTGCGCTGGATGCCCCGCTCCTTCAGGTAAGCGGCCATCTGCTTGTCCTTCGCGCTACCGGCAGCAGACATCACGAACCACCCTTCCCAACCGTGCTCTCGCCAACTTCGCTGTCCAACGTGAGCACGTCGGTCAGGTAGGTGCGCTCGATGGCGTCCGCGATCTCGGCGAACGTCTTGCCGCAGTCGTCGTTCATCCTGACCAGGGAGACTTCCTTGCCTGGCGATGTGTTCACGTACGGACTCGCACCATGCAGCCCGAGGTGCGCTTGGACATCAGGAGGCAAGTTGCCTTCGAAGTTGTCGAACAGGTGGGTACCAGCCTGCGACACCCGCTCAGTCAGGCCCAGCCGCTCGGCGAACACCTCGCACGCCACGCCCAAACAGCAGTGTCTCGTTCCCTGCTCGTTGTCCTGCTTCAGGGCACCCGTGCCCTGCGTGTACTCGCCCGACCTCAACGCAGCCACCCATTCGGCTACTGCCTCACGATTCACCATTACCCTCACCCTTTCCTGCTGTTGCCTTAGCCGTGCGTTCCCGCAGTCTGCGCAGCTCCAGGTGCGCTGCCCGTTCCTCGGGCGTCATCGCCTCACGCTTGATGCGCCTACGTTCCCGTTCCCGCCCGGCCCGCTTCTGCTTCTGCTCGGGCGGCATGGTCGCCCACTGGTTGCGGCTGCCATCCGGAACGCACTGCCTGCCTGACGCGGTGCGCTTCACCTCACCCTGCTTGTTCCGCTGCACCCCACCCCAGATACCGAACGGCGTGCGGTTCGCCGCGGCGTATGCCGCACAGGCTGACTGCACCGGGCACAACCCGCACACCCGCTGCGCCTCACGCGCCTCAGCCGTACCGGGGTGGGCGAACCACAGTTCCGGGTCGTCACCACGGCACAACCCGCGCCCCATCCACGAGGTGTCGCGCTTCACGGCCCGAACACATCCTGCTTGCAGTGGGCCTCAGCGTGGTAGTACGCCATGCAGTACTGGTACGCCTGCTCGTCGGAGACGGGGCCGCACTGGCGATTGCCCATAGTCCGGCAATCCCAACCAGGGTCGTCTTCCTGAAGACGCGATTGCGACTGCACTACGCGTACCTGGGACGGCACAGAAACGCTGGCCGGGACGGTCGGGTGGGTTGGCGAACCGAACAGCGCCACGCCCATGGACATGACACCCAGAACAGCAGCGGTGACGGGTGCGAACACCATCACGAAGATGACCAGCCTGCGGACCACGTCACACGCTCGCAACCGAGTTGAGCAGAGCCAACCATTCACGCTCAGTGAAACCGCTGGACATGTGAGCCGACAGTTCCTCGAATGCCCCCGTGTAGTTGCCGTCCCAACCGTGCGGGCGAGAACCGTCCGCCAACGACAGCCACGTGTGCGGCCGGTACGGCGCCGATTCGGAAGGGGACTGCACACCCTCGCCCCGCAGCCACTCAGCCACCTCAGCCAGGTGGTCGAACGCGTGCGTCACGCTGTCAACGCCGCGCTGGGTCGGTTCGTCCTGACCTTCTTCCCACGGTTCGTAGACCGTGGTGTACACCGTGATCTCGTAAGCCATTCGAATACACCTCACCCATCAGTACTGCTCATCCAAAGCGAATCGTCAGTTCTTGGAAAGGCTCAACAGCGTGAGCCCAACCAACAGCGGGACGAGTCAGACCCCGTGAACCGCGAGCAACCGCAGTTCGGCCGCAGCGTTCAGGTAGTGGTGCACCCGTGACGGCACAGAGCCGACCGAACGCAAGTGTCTGGCGTAAGCGGTCAACCGCCTGCTTGCCTTGATGTACGTCGCCCTGTCCATGTCCCTCACCCTTCGTCCACCGTGTTGGTGCTCGCCAACCATGCTCTCGCCAACAACCAGCACACACCGCCAAACGGGTGAACGTTGGCCAGAGTTGTGTTGGCGCTGGCTACCAGCTGCTGGGCGAGTGATCAGGTTGGAGCGAGCAGCGGGCAGGGGGTGGCAAGCAGTACAGGCGTACGGTTAACGGTGTTAACTGTTCAGTGCGGCAAGCCGAGCATGAGCCAGAGGTGGCAGCCACTGCCATCATCACTGTCTGTACGTCTCACATGTAGTACGAGAAGTGCACCCCGAGGGGTAGGCGGGGTGGGGGTGGGGGAGGGTGAGTACAGATCTACGTATAAATACACTGTTCACCACGATTCAGACGGCGCGGCCGGGCCGGGCGGCAGCCACCGGCAGCCACCCCCGTGTTTGTTATGTAGAGAGAGATATATATGTAACTCTACGTAGACATTCGCGCAGTAGTGGGGGTACCAGCGGCCTGTCTGACGCTGTTATAGGCCCTGTTTGGGCCTGTTTCGCCCCCGTTTTGGCGGGTACCTGGACGGCCGGGTGGTGGGTGGTGGGCCGCTACGTGGATGGGGTGGTTTCGTGGGGTGGGTGGTGCTACCTACCCCAGCCGGGTTTGGGGCTGTCTGTGTCAGCATGCGACACCGGGAACGGGCCTCCTGGGAGGCCCGTGTTGGCGAGAGGACGCAGCGTTTGTTGCTTCCTGGACGTAACGTTCGCTGCGTCCTGGAGGACGGCTTGCACAGTACGGGCGGTGGCGAGAGTTGCCCCAGGTGTTGACTTGCCCGTGCGGGGCAAGTGGCGGTTCCAGGCAAGTTGGTGTCACGATCAGGTCACAACCTGGCGCTTGGGGCGCCCTGTTTGGGCCTGTGTACGCTTGGGAAGCGACAGCGTGGGGGGACTACGGGGGGGCTCTTAGCAGTGGTCGAGCCCCCAGCGAGACAGAGCGGCTAGAAGCTACTAGGGCCCCTTAGGGCCCCTAGCTAACAGAAGTAGGGTTTAAGGACAAGTCTGTTGTCACCCAGGACCGCCCTCAAGGCGGTCCTTTGTCGTTTCACCAGCGGCAAGCTAAGGGCAGCTCGGTCGCTTCGCTCCCTCGCCTATAGGCCCACCCCCAGCTTTCGCTGAGGAAGACCACACCCCGTCGCTTCGCTCCGGACCCGCCCCCTCGGGGCGTTTCTACACTTGGAACTGCGCACGAGTGAGCTAGCTCCTCTGTCGCACCACCGGTCCCGAACCGGCATTCCCAGCTCGGGCAGGCCGAGCACGAGACCCCCGGCGTACCGCTACCGCGCCGGGGGTCCTCTTCTAAGTGGGGTTGGTTTGGCCAAGAGCATTCTCATCGACGACGCCAAGAGCATCGTCCTGGACCAGCTTGCTGGCGGGGCGAAGGTTCGCGATGCGATGCGGAAGGTCAACCGTTCGGAGGAGACGTACCGCTCCTGGCGGAAAGAGGACCCGAACTTCAAGTCCGCGGTGGACGCGATCCGCGAAGCCCACGAATCCGGCCAGCGTGCCAAGTCGGCCCTGCCGGACTTCCCCGAGTTCTGCGCCAAGTACCTGGACCGGCCTTTGCCGGAACACCACGTGCGGGCATGGGACGTTGTCCAGGGTAAAGACCCGACGGACTTGCACTATTCGATGCAATACCAGCCGGGGAAATCACCGGGCCGGTACATGATGATGAACTTCCCGCCGGAGCACGCCAAGTCGACGGTGTGGAATGTGCAGTACGTCCTGTGGCGGATCATCAAAGATCCGAACATCCAGATCATCACCATCTCCAAGTCGCAGGACATGGCGAAGAAGTTTCTCCGCCAGCTGAAGTTCTACTTGGAGAACCCGTCTTTGTTCCCGGCGTTGCACGCCGCTTTCGCCCCCGAGGGCGGGTGGAAGAACGAGGACAAGTCGGCTGGCCTCGCCTGGCGCGAGGACATGATTTACATCCGCGGGCGCACGGTCAGCGCCAAGGACCCCACCGTGGAAGCGAAGGGTTTGGGCGGGCAGATCTACGGCGCCCGCGCGGACCTCATCATCCTGGACGACATTGCCGACTTCAAGTCTGCCAGCGACTACGAGAAGCAAGCCGACTGGATCGGCCAGGACGTGTTCTCCCGGCTGAACAAGAAGAACGGCCAGCTGTTGATCCTGGGCACCCGTGTGGGTGCCATGGACGTGTACCGCTGGTTGCGGGACGAGTCGAAGGACGCCGCGGGCAGGCCGTTCTATACGTACTTCGCGCAGCCCGCGATCCTGGAGAACGAGTCGGCCCCGTGCGATGAGTGGGTTGTGCTGTGGCCCGACCACGTCCCGGCTGGCGCCCTGGAGGACGCCAAGTCGGCCATGACGGATCAGCGCCGGTTCACGTTCGTCTACCAGCAGCGCGACGTCAGCGAGTACGCGGTGTTCCCCGCGGTGGCAGTGGACGCCGCAGTCAACGCCAAGCGGTTCTCCTGCCCGATGCAGCCGGGTGTGCCCGGCCACCGGGAGAACGGCATGGACGGGCTGTACGTCATCGCCTCGTGGGACCCGGCCAGCTCGGCCGGGCGTAACGCGATGATCTGCTACGGGGTGGACCGCTTCACCAAGAAGCGCTGGGTCATCGACGTCTGGAACCGCAAGGGCGTGACGTCGGCGCAGAGCATCCCGCAGCTGAAGGCGTGGCAGGTGAAGTACCACGTCAACGAGTGGCGTATCGAGAAGAACGCGGTGCAGCAGTTCATCACCCAGCTGCCCGAGATCCGCCAGTTCGTCAACGCCAACGGCGGGAAGATCGTCGAGCACGAGACCCGGCAGAACAAGTGGGACCCGGTGAAAGGCATCGAAGGCCTGCTGGTCCCGCTGTTCCTGTCGTGCGTGCTGGAAGTGGGCGACCGGATGACCCCGAAGCCTGACGGCTCGGGCCTCATCGAGCTGCCCAGCAAGCGGCAGAACCCTCACGTCGTGGAGCTGTGCGAGCAGCTGAAGGCGTGGGAGGCCGAGGCGAAGCGCCTCGTCCAGGACCTGGTGATGGCTTTGTGGTTCGCCGAGCTGGGCGCTCGCGACTACCTCCGCGGGGCGCTGGGGGAGAAGACGCACATGGAGTCCAGGTGGACCTCTCGCGGGGACAAGAGGTCCCGCACCGTCGTTCCGTGGGAAGAATTGCACCGGCAGGGGCTAGTCCATGCAGTCTGAAATGACGGCCATCCAGCAGATCCACGTCCGTGTGCGCGACATGCGGTACTCCCCCCTGGCCGTGGAGCGCGACCAGCACATCCAGAACGTGCGCCTGGTGCGCCGGGGGCACATAGACCAGTTGTTCCCGGACGCGTTCGTGGACGAGATGCAGCACTCCACGGTGGCGAACCTGGTGGAGACCGCTGCGCGGGACACCGCGGAGATGATGGCGCCGTTGCCGTCGCTGGCGTGTGCCAGCGGCAACATGGCCACCCAGTCGGACGAGAACCGCGCGGGCAAGAAGAACAAGATCGGCTCGTACTACTGGACGGCCAGCAGGCTGGCGCAGCAGATGCCCGAGTTCGCGGACTCGTACGGCAGCTACAGCTTCGGCTGCTTCGTGGTGGAACCCGACTTCGAGCACGGGTGCCCGAAGATCCGGGTCGAGTCCCCGTTCGGCGTGTACTACGAGCTGGACCGCTGGGGCCAGGTCAGGCAGTTCGCGAAGGTCACCTACGCCACCGCTGGCGCCCTGGTCGCCATGTATCCCGAGCACGCCTACGCGATCATGCAGCCGGGCGGGCAGCATGCCCCGCAACGGCACCACAACGACCTGCTGGAGATGATCCGGTACCAGGATCGTGAGTGCACGGTCATCTACCTGCCGGACTGCCAGAACCTGGTGCTGGCCTACGCGCCCAACCGGCTGTCGCGGGTGCCGGTGGTGATCTGCGAGCGGTTCAGCCTGGAGGACACGCCAGGCGGGCAGTACGACGACGTGATCTGGGTGCAGCTGGCCCGCGCCCAGATGGCCATCTACATGCTGTCGGCCGCGGAGCAGTCGGTGAACGCTGGCATCGCCCTGCCGGACGACGTGCAGAACGTGCCGTTCGGCCCGCTGTCGGTGTGGCGCTCCCAGTACCCCGAGAAGATCCGTCGGGTGGATCTGCCGATCCCCCGTGACGTGTTCATGCTCCAGCAGACGCTGGACGAGGAGCTGAAGACCGGCTCCCGCTACCCCGACTCCCGCACAGGCGGGGTGCAGGGCAACATCGTCACCGGCAAGGGCGTTCAGGCCTTGCAGGGCACGCTGGACACCCAGATCAGCACCGCCCAGCTGCTGTTCTCCGCGGCACTGGAGGACGCCACCTCCATCTGCTTCGAGATGGACGTCCAGTTCTGGCCGTCCACGCCGAAGAAGATCGAAGGCCACATCACCGGCAGGCCGTTCGAGATCACCTACATCCCGAAGCGGGACATCGGCACGTCGTGGGGCTGCAAGGTCACCTACGGCTTCGCCGCGGGTATGACCCCGGCCCAAGCCATGGTCGGTATGCTCCAGCTGCGCGGTGATGCAGTGATCTCCCGCGACACTTTCCGCAGGCAGTTGCCGTTCGAGGTGGATGCGGAAGAGGAGCAGCGCGCGGTGGACCGTGAGCAGCTTGAGGACAGCCTGAAGGAAGGCTTCAAGACCCTGTTGCAGTCGCTCGGTGCGATGGCGATGCAAGGACAAGACCCGCTCCCGATCGTGCTCAACGCTGCCAAAGCCATCGAGCTGAGGCGCAAGGGCAAGGGCCTCGCGGAGGCCATCGAGCTGGCTCTCACTCCGGATAAGCCGGACCCGTCGGCGGTTGTCCCGGAACAAGCAGGTCCGCCCCCTGCCGAGTTGCCGCCTGGCGTGCAGGACTCGGGCCGCCTCCAGGGCGTGCCGCCCGGCCAGGCCGGTGCACCACCCGGTGGGATGCCCGCCATCTCGGCGTTGATGGCCGAGATGCGCGGCAACGGTGACGCCCAGATGGGCGCCGCGGTCCTCCGCAAGCGCGCGATCGGACAGGGGTAACACGTGAAGATCGAGATCATCGTGGCCAACCGTGGCTCTGTCACCGTGAAGACCGACGAGGACTGGGAGCCCGAGGAGCTGCTGAAGCTGATCCGCAAGGCCACCGGCTTCGCCAACAGCCTCAAGCCCGGCTCGCGCAAGGTGAAGCAGTTCGGTTTCGGGAGTGAACAGTGACCTCCCCCGCGCAAGTCTCCGGACCCGGCGCGCTGTCGCAGCGCACCGACACGGGCGGGCAGCCGATCCGCTCCCTGCCGGACCCCGACTACGGCGAAGCCACCGCGTTCAGGGACCAGCAGAAGGGCGCCCCCCTCGCGGAGGCGCCCAGCACGCCCAACCCCCGCATGCCCGAGCACGCCGCCGTTCCAGGTGGCATGGAACAGCCCACTTCTGTGGAGCCCCCGGTGGGGCTGTTCGCCCCCACCCAGCGCCCGGATGAGCCGATCACCGCTGGCGCCCCCGTGGGCGCCGGGCCGAACACCCTCTCGGGCGGACCTCTCGCGCCTCGCGCGTACGCCACGTCGGAGCAGCTGCGCCAGTACGCGGCTGACGACAGCTCGGGCTCGCTGGCGTGGCTGGCGAACTTCCTCAACTCACAGGGGAACTAAGGAGTACTTCGCGTGGCTAAGAAGTACTGGTGGCAGAAGGTCACCGATCCTGACCGGATCGTGCAGGCCGCTGCCGCACCCATCCACGACAGCCGCATCCGGACGGCCACGGCCATCCGCTACGCGGGCGCTTTCCCCGACGAGCCCGAGATCGCCCAGGCGCTGTCCAACAGCGCGCTCCCCACAGCCCTCGCACTGCGTGCGTTCCAGGGCTACCAGGCGACGAAGCAAGTAGCAATCACGGGTATCGCAGCAGGCGCGGGCTACGGCCCCAAGTCGCTGACCCCCGAGCTGGCCAAAGCCACCGAGGTGAAGGCAGCTGTCGACCAGCCCGAGCCGCAAGGCGGCGCCGGGTTCTGGGATGGCGTGGGCACGGTGGCCAAGGTGGCACTGGGCGGGGTTGCCAACGGCGCAGCGGCTGTGGGCCACGCGGCGAAGAACGTGGGCGAGGGCCTCATGGAAGGCCTGAACAAGGTCGCCTCCCCGCTGACCGCTTCAGCCCAGGCGGGCTACGCCTCCGACAACGGGTTCGACCAGTTCCTCGGCAAGACGGCCATGCAGAACCGCGGCAACCCGATCGGTGCGGGTCTCGCCGCCATCAGCGGCGTGGCCAACACCCTGGAAGGTGCGGTCAAGCTGGCAGGCGGGGCTTCGGTTTCGCCCGAGCAGCAGGCGGACATGCGCCGAGCGAACTACAACCCGGACTCCGCGGCCTCCCGGTACGCCTACTACTTCCAGTCGATGGGCAACAAGCGCGTGCCCGTGTCGGACACGGCCATCACCAAACTGAAGGCTGACGAGCGCTTCGCCCCCGGCGACGTGGACGCCGCCCGCGAGATCGTGTCCTCGGGTGCGCTCAACGACCTGACCCGTTCGGCTGACTCCCTGTCCGAGCAGGCCCGCGGCCTGCTGGACCGTGCGGGCTCCGACCAGAACGCCGAACTGCTGCTGCGCACGGTGGCCGACCACTCCCAGCTGACGTTCGGCGGGAACCTGGTGTCGATGTCCGCGCCCGAGCGCAAGGCGGGCGACTGGCTGGGGCAGGGCTCCACCTCCCGCACCATCGCGGCGGCTGCCGCAGACCTGATCGGCTACTGGTATGCGGACCCGCTGGTCGCGGTGGGCGGTGGTGTCCGTGCGGTGCGCGGTGCCACCGCGGTCACCGAGGCTGGTGCTGGTAACGCGCTCACCCGGCGGTGGGCGTACGGCGTGAACGCTCAGTCCATCGACGACGTCACCACGGCGATCCGTGCCACCGACGACGAGTTCCGCCCGGTGGGCGCGGTGGCAACCCGGTTTGACCAGGCTATGGACCAGGCGGACAGGATCGTCCGGCTCAACACCTCGGGTAAGCCCGAGGACGCCATTGAGGCGGGCCGAGCGTACGCGGACTGGACGAAGCTGTACCCGTCGATGCGTCCTGCGTTCGACACCCTGATCGGGATGCGCTCTGGCGCGATCGGCAAGCTCACCATCCGTGAGGCCACGCAGGCCAAAGAAGCCGACCGTGCGCTTCAGGGAGGCCGCAACGTGGCCCCCTGGACCATTGACGCACCCTCGGACGGTAGGCCGCTCTGGAGCCTGACAGACGACACGGGAAACGCCATCTCAGCGGAGCTGCGCGCACAGGAGCGCGCCAAGGTTGCCGACGAGATGTCCGCGTTCATCCTCGCCGAGGCTTACGCCTCGGGCAGGGAGTTGACCCACGGTCGCCTGCTAATGCCCGGCCAGATGTCCCTCAACGGTGCCCTGCGCAACGCGCTGGGCAAGTTCGGTGTGGACCTGTTGATGCGCCGCGACCGCTCCGCGATGCGGCAGCTGAAGGACAGCAAGGGCGCCATCGACCTCAACGGCGGTGTGGGCGCAGACCTCACCGGCCGGTACGACCAGCTTCTGTCGCCCCAGGCCGCCGAGTGGATGAGTAAGAACTACACGTTCGGCTTGAGTCACATGTTCGCCCGCGGATGGCGCAACTTCGAGCGCACGTTCAGCGGGAAGACCGTCAACCCGCTGGATCCCAACTCGACCAAGGTCTACGGGCAGCTGGTGTCGCAGTTCATGCCCAAGCGGCAGGCCCAGATGGTCACCTCCCAGTACGCCGGGGCCAACCCCGGTGAGCGGTACGCCATGCTGCGTAACACGGTCAGTGGCTTCCTCAACACCATAAACCTGCGCAACACACCCGAAGCGCAGGAGCTGGTGGAGCAGATGACCAAGGGGTTGATCCCCTCGGACCGCGCCATCAACGGGTACAAGGCCGGTGGCCACGAGTGGTACACCACCCCCGACAACAACAACATCCGTGTCGGGGACTTCCGTCTTGCCGCGGGCGTACACCCGTGGCAGATGAACGAGGGCCTGGTGCTGCCCAACTGGCGCGAGGTCCGCTCCCTTGTGGACCGGGGCAAGGTGCTGAACGCCGTGCTCGGCACGGTCGGCCCGTGGGGCAACTCGTTGAACCAGGCGTGGAAGGCGACCAAGACTGCCTCGTGGGCGAACGCCGCCCGGCAAGGCATCGAAGGTTTCGCTTTCACCGCCGTGCGCAACCCTGAGGCGCTGAAAGGCTACCGGGGTGCTCGGGCCGCCGTGAAAGCGGACCTGTTGACCCGGAAGGTCAACGACAACGACCTGTCGCGCCTGGCCAACACAGTGCGGAACTTCAACGCCGAAGACCTGCACTTGCTGGAGCAGGCCCGCCAGAAGGACCCGGCCGTCTACGCGTCCACGATGCGCAGCATGCTGGGCCGCAACGGTTACGACCGCGGGCAGGCGGATGTCCTCACGCGACTGTCAGAGGATGTGGACCTCAACGGCTTGGCGTCGGCCAACACGTTCGGCGTGGCCCGCTTGGCCATGGCCGGGCCCATCGACTTCGTGCGCAGGATCCGCGCAGAGCGGGCGGCCCGCAAGGGCGGGGAGGTCAACGACTCCCCGCTGGCCCAGTACCTGGACGAGGAGACGGCTGCCGCGTTCACCGAGAACGCGTTCAAGCAGCTGGGATCGGCTGCTGACAACTACGTGTCCTCGGCTGAGCGCATCGACCGCGCAACCCGACAGCAGGTGTTCTCAGCCGCGGGCCGTGGCTACACGAAGCGCCCGGCGAAGCTGGTGGACGCCTACAAGTGGCTGGGCTCCAAGTCCAAGGTCAACCACGACATGTGGTCCATGGAGCTGGACAAGCGGTTCGGCGACACCGCCAACAACCTGGTGATGCGCCTCGTGGCGCAGCGGGCTCTGGACGGCTGGGCCGAGAAGGCCCGACCGAAGCAGGTCGGCGAAGTGGCCGTGGACCTGGACGGTCTGACCGCCTCGAAGATGGCTCAGCTCCTGCGCCAGGAGAAGACCGGCCCACTGACCGCCGAACACCAGGCCGTGGTGGACGCAGCCGCGCGCGTCCAGCAACTGTTGCAGCAGCAGTCCGCGCTGTCCGGCACCATGCGCGCGTCGGTGACGCGGGAGCTGAAGAAGTTCCGCGTGGACGAGGTTGACGACGCTGGCAAAACTGTCACCCGGTACGGCCCTTCCGGCGACGAACTCACCCACGCCCAAGCCGAGATCCAGCGCATCAACACGGAGGCGGCAGCCGACCCGCTGTTGCAGTCTGAGCGCTTCTCGTCTGTCGACGGACTGACCCGTTATCTGTACAGCCAACACGAGCTGGGCGCGGGCATGCGCACCAACTCGGCTCGCATGCAGTACCTGCCCAACGGGGAGCTGGCCCGCTCCGAGGCGGAGCGTGCGATAGCAGCCACCCGCACCGCGCAGACCGCGGTGGACGACCTGGTGCACCACTTGGGCGGGACCCTCACTCGCGACGAGGAAGCGGGCCGCACCGTGGTCCGGTTCAACGAAGCCTCCAAGCCGCTGCTGGAGAAGATCGCGGCAGGGCAGAAGCCCACGCCTGACGACCTGGCCAGGCTGCCGCACGAGGTGTACCCCGAGGGCCTGGTGCACACCATGCAGGTGCCCACGCTGGCCGGGCAGGGCTCGGCCGCCCAGAAGCTGGCCAACGCAGCTTCCCGCGCGTACGGGACGATCGTGGCCGAGCCGTTGGCGCACATGGTGATGCAGCCCCTGTTCCTGGCTGAGCGCCGCATCGCCTACGGCGAGGTGGAGCCGTTGATGGAGCAGTTGGTGGCCCGCGGCTACAGCCAGGGCCAGGCCGCGTACGCCCTGGAGGCCATGGCCAACAACAGGGCCATCAACCGCACGTTCCTGTCCACCGACAACCCCAACGAGAAGTCGGTGTTCTCCGAGCTGGGCGACAAGTACCTGATGTTCCAGCGGGCGCAGGAAGACTTCGTCCGCCGGTTCATCGGCGCAGCCACTGTCAACCCTGGCGCCCTGGGTCGGGCCAACCTGATGATGACCCAAGCCCAGCACGTGGGCTTGCTGCACAACGAGCCCATGCAGGACGAGCAGGGCAACACCGAGTACCGGCTGACATTCACCTACCCTGGCAGCGCGCTCGCGCAGCGGGTGCTGATGGACGCTGGGGTGGCGTTGGGTCTCGCTCCCGAGGAGATGCTGCGCATCCCCCAGTTCGACGGGCTCAAGTCGCAGGTGCGGTTCATCAACCCCGGCGTGGCCAACCCGTTGCAGTTCTCCGCGAACCCGGTGTTCGGCTGGGCGGTGGACGGCATGGAGAAGATCTGGCCGTCGCAGCGCATCGAGCTGGAGCGCCTGAAGCGGGGAGCCCAAGGCGGCGAGGACTTCGGCGGTGGCCAGTCCGCTTTGCAGCAGCTGATGCCCGCCATGCTCCAGCGGTTCGTGCCGCTGATGCAGCGTGACGACGCGGACGGACAGTTCGCGTCCGCTTTCCGTACGGCCACCATGTACGCCGAAGCCGCGGGGCAACTGCCCGGTCCGGACGCTTCACCCGAGGAGAAGTCGAAGGCGCTGGACGCCGTGAAGGCGACCGCCACCAACATCCTCATCATGCGGGCGTTCACCGGCACGTTCCTCCCGGCCAGCCCCACCAACGCTGACCCGTCGATCACGGACGTGGACGTGCTGGGCAGACTCCAAGAGTTGCCGAACATCCGGGCCGAGTGGTTCCAGGTGAAGGCCGAGCTGGCCAAGAAGTACCCGGACAACTACTCCCGCGCGTACAGCGAGGCGCAGACCGAGTTCGCCCGCCGGTACCCCGGCCAACTGATCGTCAACCCGAAGGCTTTCGCTGTCGGCACCGTGGAGTTGCTGGGCACCAGCGACACTGGCGACGCGGTGACTAACGTGCCGTACACCTTGGACGGCACCAGGTGGATGCTGGAGAACCTGGACTTCGTGAAGAACAACCCCACTGTCGCGCTGGCTTTGATGCCCCGCGACACCACGGGTGGTGACTTCAACAACGAGGCGTACAAGCTCCAGCTCAAGAGCGAGCTGCGCCAGCACAAAGACCTCGCCGACTTCTACCGGGATGTCACCTTGTCCGATGACATCTCCGAGTACCGCATGACCACCCAGAAGTACTCGGAGGCGGCGAAAGCCACGAGCACCGCCGCGGCCAAGGGGATCTACGCCAAGATGGAGCAGTTCCAAGACGGGTGGCGCCGAGCCCACCCGCTGGCTTCAGCAGAGCTGGACCGCCGGGCCGAACCGAACTTCGTACACGCCGAGATGGCCCCCGCCTTGGAACGCCTGGCCACCGGCCAAGCCCAGCTCCCGCAAGGGCTTGAGGCGTACCGGCCCCAGATCACGGCCATGTACCAGGACTGGGCGGTCTACCGCGACAAGTACCTGAAGGTCGACTTCTTCAACAACGGCGAACGGGCTTCGCTGAACAAAATGTACCGCCAGCGTGGCAACCAGCAGTGGCTGGGTACACCGCTCGAATCCCTTTGGAAGCTCGTCGATGTCTACGAGGTGTCCTGATGCCATTCACTTACGGTCCTGACGGCGTGGTCATCACGTCGGGCGGAGGCGTCGGCACCGGCCTGTACGGCCACGTGCAGGGCCAGCTCGGCGCGAAGAACGACGCAGCCACCATCGCCGCACAGGTGGCCGAGATGAACGCCGCCGTGCAGCAGGCACGCGTGGTGGGTGCCCCCAACCTGGGGCAGGCGGGCCGCCGGGCAGGCGACAGCCAAGCGCCCCAGGTGTCCGCACCGCCGAAGCCGGTGCCTTCGCTGTTCGCCCCCTCGAAGCCCCGTCAGGACCCGACCGGCCTGAAGATGCCGGGTGAGCCCACGTTGGGCAGCGACTTCCCCGGTGGCGTGTACGTGTCGGTCCCGAAGGGCAAGACGGGCCTGCCAGAACTCTCCGCACCTTCACCAGCTACCGACAAGAACGCGGCCAACGACAAGGCCGAGCAGGAGCACAAGTCCAAAGAGGTCCAGTCGATCGCCGCCGCGAGGGCGGCCGACAAGCTGTACGACACCACCATCAAGGACATGCTGGACGACATCCACAAGGACCCGGCGAAGGACCCCGAGGCCGAGCGGGTGGCGGGCATCCTCGCTTCCGAGTTCAAGGCGTCCGTGTGGGGCCGGACCTGGTCGTTGGACGAGGTGAACAACAACCCGCTCGTGCGGGAGCTGAACAACATCTCGATCTGGTCCACCTACCGGCGCAAGGTGTCGGAGTGGCAGGCGGGCAAGAACAAGCTGGGCACGGAGACCAACGACTCTGGCGACGGGTCGTTCAACACCATGGTCACCGGCAGCTTCTCCTCGAAGACGGGCACGGGCAACGTGCCCGGCATCATGGTGGCCCGCGACGAAGAGGGCCTGCTGTACATCACCGACGTGGACACGTGGATCAACGGCAAGATGGCGGACATGAAGGCCGACCCCCAGTTGGCGGCCGACACCATCACCGCCCTGGCGTCCATCCAGGCGTACGGCGGCGACAGCGCCGCCAACTCGGCAGCCGGTTCCCGCGTGGTCACCGACGGCGCGGGCAACCCGGTCAAGGCGTTCATCTCCAACGAGGACTACACCGCGTTGAAGAACATCGCCTTGCTGGCGGTCAACTCCCAGGCCGCGGGCAACACGGAGACGCTGGACGACTTCTTCGGCAGCCTCACCGCGCAGTCGCAGGACGTGTACCACGACCCGCAGTGGGAGCCGCCATCTGATGACGGCGGTGGTGGTGGTCGTGGTGGAGGCGGCTACGGGGGTGGCGGTGGCGGAGGCGGCACGGGCTCCGTGCGCTACACCGACTCGGAGCAGCTGGGCGCCCAAGTGGACGCCATCGCGCGCCAGCGGATGGGCAGGCAGCTCACGCCTGAAGAGAAGGTTGAGTTCATCAACTACTACCACAAGCTGGAGGAGACGATGACGGCCGCGTACTACGCGGGCCAGTCCACGACCCAGCTCGACCCCGAAGGGGAAGCGGTGGGGTGGATGGAGTCCCGTTTCGAGCAGGAACGCGGCAAGCAGGCGTACGGCTCGTTGGCCGGGAAGTTCATGCAGATCATCGGATCCGGTGGCTTCTCGGGCGCGCTGTCCAGTGGGGGTAACTGACCATGTCGATGCCCATCCAGGTCCGCACCACCCCGCCCGGGCCCGAAGACGTCGCGGCCCAGTACGGCTTCGTCACGATGATCGCGCAGCAAATCCCCGAGATCGGGGCCTTGATGCAGCAGGCGGTCAACGAGAACTGGACTGCGGACAGGTTCTCCCTGGCCTTGGCTGCGACCGGCTGGTGGAAGTCCACGCCGGACGCCGTGCGTCAGTGGACGGTGAAGCAGATCGCAGACCCGGCTTCCGCCGAGCGTGAGCTGAACACCGGCTCGGACAAGATCCGCAACCTGACCACCGCCCTGGGCTTGCGGTTGCCGGACATCAACGAGGCCCGCGGCCTCTTCCTGCGCGGACAGCTGGACGGCTTGGACGAGACCGGCCTGCAAGCCCTTCTCGCGCGGACACTGCTCGGCCCCGCACCCGGCCAAGAGGCGGGGACGTACGGGGAACTGGTCAACGGGATGTACGACCTGGCGTTCAAGTACGGCTACAGCGCCCCCGATCTGGCGCAGCAGGTTCACCAGGAAGCCCGCAACATCCTCCAGGCAGGTGGTGACACCAGCCGGGTGGGTTTGACCGGCTGGCAAGGCAAGGTGCAGCAGTACGCGGCAGCCAAGTACACGCCTTTCGCCGACCGCATCCGCGGTGGCGAGACGGTGGTGGACATCGCCCGCCCGTACATGGACTCCTACGCCCGCGTGCTGGAGCAGGCGCCCAGCGCCGTGAAGCTGGACGACCCGCTGTTGCAGCAGGCCCTCCAGGGCGACGGGACCGCGGCGAAGCCGGTGTGGGCGTTCGAGCAGGAACTGCGCAAAGACGAGCGCTGGGGGCAGACCAACAACGCCAAGGACGCGGCAGGCAAAGCGCTGACGTCCATCGGTCGGGCCTTCGGAATGATCGGCTGACGACATGACCTCACCGAACCCGGCGTTCGACAACGCCTGGACCATGATGGCCGCAGTGCTCCAGCAGTGGGGCCTGGACTCGTTGTCCTCTGTGGTCCGCGACATGCTCACCGCTGGCGACAGCACCGACGTCATCCCGTTGAAGCTGCGCCAGACCGAGCAGTACAAGGCTCGGTTCTCCGGCAACCTGCTGCGCCAGAAGGCGGGCCTGCCCGCCCTGTCCGAGTCGGAGTACCTGGGCACCGAAGCCACGTACAAGTCGATCCTGCGGCAGTACGTGGGCTCGGGCGCCTACGACAGCAAGGATCAGCTGGACAAGTTCTTCGGGTCAAACGTCAGCCCGGCCGAGCTGAACAACCGGATGCAGGAGCACCAGGAGTTCTACCAGTCCAAGCCCCAACGGGTGAAGGACGCCTGGGCCGCGGTCGGCCTCACCCCGGCCGACGCCATCCGCACCACGCTGGACCCCACCGTCACCGAGACCGACCTGAAGCGGCGGCTGGCCGCGTTCAGCATCTCGGCCGAGGCGTTCAACGCCTACGGCGACTACCAGATCGACCAGCCCCGCCTGCTGGACCTGGCCGACCGCGGTGTCAGCACCACGGACGCCGCCAAGGCGTTCCAGGAAGTGGCGGGGCGGGCCAGCGAGGACAAGCTGATCGGCTCCCGTTCGGGTATCGACCTCACCCGCAACGACCTGGAGAACGAGCTGCTGACCGGCGACGCCGCGGCGAAGCAGAAGCGCACGTCGGCGTACCAGCAGGAGGACGCCAGGTTCAAGCAGAACTACCTGGGCACCCAGCAGGGCGCCCTCGGCAAGGACGTGCAGGGGCGGTACTAAACCGCCTTTCTACACTTGTAGACGAGAGCTGGCTAGTGGGCGTTGGGCGGTCGAACCGTCATCCGGGTTGCTCCCCGGTGCCAGCCTCGTAATGGGAAGTAGCTCAGTCGGTAGAGCGGTGGATTGTTAATCCGCAGGTCCCAGGTTCGATCCCTGGTTTCCCAGCTCCAGCACCACGTGTCCGAGGTGGCCGCTGTGTATTCGAATCGGACGGTTTGGCCATCCCGCGCACTTACCCCTCGGTGCGTGGCGGGCTCTCTGAGGGTGAGATGGAGAACTGAATCATGAGCGAGTTCTTGAACGCTGAGAACGGTGAGCAGGGCAAGCCCGAAGAGGGCAAGTCGCTCCGCGCTTTCGCTGAAGCCCAGGCGGCTGAGAATGCCGCACTGAAGGCCGAGCTGGCCACCGTGAAGCAGACGCTCGCTGCGCAAAGCTTCAAGTCCATCTGGGATGGGCTTGACGTGCAGGTCCCCGAGAAGACTCGCGCGTTCTACACGGGCGAGGCGGACCCCGAGGCCGTCAAGAAGTGGGTCGCCGACAACCAGGACGTTTTCCGGTTCGAGGCGAAAACCACCGAGGGCGCCGAAGGCGACGGCGGGACCGACAACGCAGAAGCGATCGCACAGCAGGCCGCTCTGGACGCCGCGCAAGGTCTGGGCCGTGACAAGACGCACGTCGGTTACGCCGCCAGCATCGCGCAGTTGAAGGAGCACAGGAACTCGCCGACTCGAAACGAAGCCGACCTGGACAAGGCGCTCTCTTTCCTGCCTGACTAAGTCCGGTTCGGCCGACTCCTCTTCGAAGAGAGCTGGCAATGGCCGATACCACCACCACCGTCTGGACGGACTACGTCGAGACGGCTTTCGACACCGTCGCAGAGACCTACCTCAAGGCGCAGGTGCAGTTCCGCGCCATGGTCGACAAGCGTCCCGCCGCGCAGGCCATGCCTGGCGACGTCATCACGCTGACCATCGGCAAGCAGCTGGCCGCGTCGAGCACCCCTCTCACCGAGGGCTCGGACGTCACGCCCGTCGCGATGCCCGCACCGCGCAGGGTCACCGTGACCCTGGCCGAGTACGGCAACGTCGTGCAGTACACCAACCTGCTGACCAAGGTCGCCTTCACCAAGACGGTGGCCAAGGACATCGGCATGGAGATCGCCGAGAACCAGTCGGAGTCTCTGGACGCGGTGTACAAGGCGATCCTGGACGCTGGCACCAACAAGCTGTGGCAGCACACCAACGGCACGTTCGCCACCACCGACCAGACCACGAACACCGGGGTGCTGAAGGCCACCGCTGTGGCCGCGGCCGTGTCGCTCCTGAAGAAGCGGCGCGCGATGAAGCGGGACGGCGCCTTCTACGTGGCGCACATCCACCCGGACGTGGCGTACGACCTCCGTCTGGAGACGGGCACCACGGCGTGGGCGAACCCCCACCAGTACGTGGACACCGCCCAGATCTACGCGGGCGAGATCGGTTCGTTCCACGGCGCACGGTTCGTGGAGAACGACCGGTGCACCACGGTCACCTCTGGTGTCGTGCAGTACAACACCTACTTCTTCGGCAAGCAGGCCATCGCGGAAGCGGTGGCCGAGGAGCCGCACACGGTCGTGGGTCTCCAGACGGACAAGCTGAAGAGGTTCAGCCCGGTCGGCTGGTACGGCATTCTCGGCGCCTCGCTTTACAGGCAGAACGCGCTTCAGCTCGTTCGCTCGTCCGCTTCTATCGCCGGTCTCGGCGGGGCTGTGGACTACTCGGCCTGATCTAGGCGGTGATCTACATCTCGGCATTGCCCCTGCCCTTTGGGGCGGGGGCTTTGTCGTAGCCGAAAGGAAACCGCCGTCATGGCGAATGTGCTCTACCCCAAGTTCAAGGAAATCCTACTCGGCACGGGTACGCGTATCGACCTGTCGGCCGACAACATCAAGGCCATCCTGGTGGACTTGGCCGACTACACGTACTCGGCCGCGCACCAGTTCCTTTCCGATGTGCCTTCGGGCGCACGTGAGGAAACGTCGGCGAACCTGGCGTCGAAGACCATCACGAACGGCGTCTTCGACGCCGCGGACGTCACGTTCACCGCGGCAGCCGGGGACCCGTGCGAGGCGGTCATCGTCTACAAGGACACCGGTTCGGCGGCCACGTCGAACCTGATCGTGTTCGTCGACACCGCGACCGGTTTGCCCGCCACGCTGAACGGCGGCGATGTCGTCGTGGCGTGGGACAACGGGGCCAACAAGATCTTCGCTCTCTAAGGGGTAAAGCCTCATGGCCGCACCCGTTTGGGCGAGTGCCGGAACGTACCTGTCGGGTACCGCGTCGACTTTGAACGTCGCGGTCCCGTCGGGTGTTGTCGCGGACTCGGTCGTCACGGTCACCGCTTTCCTCGACAGCACTACCACCGTCACGGCCGCGCCTTCCGGGTTCACCCAGTGCACGGCTTCGCCTGCGGACATCGCGGCCAACCACCGCCTGGTGAAGTACTGGAAGCGCGCTACGGGCGCGGACTCCGGAACGTACGACTTCACGCTGTCGGGTAGCGCGTACCGCAACGCGGTGGCCGAGCGGTACAGCGGGTGCGTCACCACAGGCGACCCGTGGGACGCCTCCCCGACGAGCGCCACGGATGCCACGAACGGCACAGTCACACCCTCGGTGAACATCACCACCGCAGGCGCCGATCGTCTTGTGGTGTGGTCGGGCTCGGACTGGGCAGGCGGTACCTGGACGCCGCCCACCGGGTTCACCGAGCGGGTGGACCAGGGTGACGGCCTGATCTCGGTGGCCACGAAGACCCAGGCGGTGGCTGGTGCCACTGGCGGGGTGACCGGCACGTGCACCGGCAGCGACAAGCGGACCGCCTGGATGGGGGCTCTCATCCCCGCGGGGGCCGGGACTATCACGGTCTCCCCGTCCGGCATCGCCAGCACGGCCGTTCTCGGTGCACCTGTCGTGTCTGTGGGGGCCGTAACCGTGTCCCCCGGTGGTATCACCCCAGGGAGCGCTGTCGGCGCTCCTACGCTCAGCCAGGTTGTGGCGCCTACCGGCGTGGCTTCTACTGCCGCACTGGGCAGCCCGACCCTGACCCGTGGCGCCATCACCGTCACGCCCTCGGGCGTGGCCAGCACCGCAGCCGTGGGTTCCCCGGTCCTCACGGCAGGCGGGCTGGTGGTCCAGCCCAGCGGTGTCGCATCAACCGCGGCGGTGGGTTCGCCCACCGTCACCGCCAACAGCACCACCGTGTCGCCCACGGGCGTTGCCAGCACAGCGCAGCCCGGCACGCCGAGCCTGACGTTCGGTCCGATCACCATCACGTTGTCGGGTGTCGGCTCGACAGGGGCGGTGGGTTCGCCGACCGTCACGGTGACGTTCAACGGCTGGCGGCTGGTGCCGCCCAGCGTCACCCACTTGTTCTCGATCCGGGGACGCCTACTCCAGTCCCTCGTCGAAGAGTCCCATGTGGCCGGTGACAACGCCACCCTCACCACGTACGGGCCGAGCGAGGAAATCCCCGAGGACGCCCTGCACGTCTGGTTGGGCGGCCACCGGAACACCACCACCGATCCAGCTATCCGTGCCCTGTGGATCTCACAGGGCTACACCGTGGAGGCGTTGTGAGCTGCACATCCGGGTGCCCCACCCCTGGGGTTCACGCCACCTGGGGCGAGTGCCTGCGCGCCAAAGCCCTGGAGATCACCCCCGGCCTGATGGACAAGCCGGGCAGGCAGAGCTGGGATGCCGAGCTGAGCGCCTACGGCGAGGCCAGGCGGCAGGGCATCCAGCCGAAGGGCACGCGGATGCACCAGGTCCAGGCGGCCGTTGAGGCGGCCAACGCATGACCACCCTGGACCAGCTGGTCGAACGAACCCGCGCCAACCTGACCCAGGGTGGCATGAACGTGCCCCAGCTGGCCACGTTCAACGGGTGGGTGTTGAACGGGTCCGGCAGCCCGATCGGCCTGCAACTGGCCGACGTCGGAGACCCCGACGCGCTTGCGCGGTCGCACGTGGAGATCGGCACCGAGCTGGTGTACGTGCAGTCGTACGACGCCAACTCGGGCGTGGCCACCTGCCCCGCCTGGTTCCGCCAGCGGATGGGCTCCCCGGCGAACGCGTCTGCTGCGGTCGGCAACATGGTGACCATCAACCCCCGGTGGGCCACGTGGACGGTCAGTCAGGCTTTGCTGGACGGCATCCGGGCTTGCGAGCCCGACCTGTTCGCGGTGAAAACCACCACGCTCACCTCCTCCCCCGTGTCGGTGCGCTACCTGCTGCCGTCCGATGTGGAGGACATCCTCACGTTGAAGGTGTTGCTGCCGGGGTCCACGGATTCCGAGCTGCCGGTGAAGCGCTGGTCGTTGGACACCAAGGCAACCGACGGGAACCGGTACCTGCACATGCCCTGCCTGGGCATGAGCGGTCTGAACATCTACGTGACGTACCGATCGAAGGCGACCATCCCGGCCGCCACCGCCATGTCGGGGCTGACGTGGGCCAGCACCGGTCTCCCCGCGTCCGCCGAGGGCCTGCCGGTGCTGCACGCCACCGCTTCTCTTCTGCCGCAGGCGGAAGCGACCCGCACCCAGACGTCTTCCATCGAGCAGTCGGACCGGGCCAAGTACATCCAGACCGGCTCGGCCACCAGCACCTCGCGGTTCTGGATGCAGGAGTTCGAGGCAGGGCTTGTGCGTGAACGCCGCGCCCTGCTGGACAAGTTCTCGGCCCGGCCGCATTTCCAGATGAACGGGTGACGCAGCGATGACCCAGTACTTCTACTCGAACACGGCGTCGGTCGCCCAACTGTCCGCGCCGATCAACTCTTCGGCGCCCAGCGTCACGCTGTCGTCGGCCACAGGGTTCCCCACGTCGTACCCGTTCTGGGCCATCATGGGTCGGAGCACCGCGCAGGCAGAGGTTGTGATCGTCACCAACGTGGTGGGCTCCTCGTTCACCATCACCCGCGGGCAGGACGGCACGCTGGCGTCCGCGCAGAACGGTGGCAACACCTTCGAGCACATCATCCCGGCTTCCCTGGCGAACCGCGCGGAAGCGCACATCGCAGCCACCACAGGCGAGCACGGGGTGACCGGGTCCTTTGTGGGCACCACAGGCGCGCAGACCATCTCCGACAAGGAGTACCGGGGCCACTTCACCCACGCCTACGCCGACGGCTTGCCCGCTGGTGTGGCGTCGGGGTTCGAGGTGACCGCCACAGCGGCCACCGCACGGGACGGGTTCAAGCACACCAACACCGCGGGCGACGTGGACCGGCGTGGCTTCCTGTTGTCGCAGTCGGGCACGGACCGCTTCGAGGTGTTCAACGACGGCACTGTTCGGTCAACACCGAACACCGCACACACCCGCCCGGCCGTCGAGGCTCGGGCCACCACGGCCAAGTCCGCCTTGCGGGTGGGCAACGCGAGCGCGGCCAACGCGCAGACGTTCGACGTCACCGGCAACGGCAACACCGCCATCGGCGGCACCCTTGCTGTCACGGGTGCGGCGACCGTGACGGGCGACGTGGACTTCGCCCTTCAGGCTGGCGGTGCCACCGGCAACCGTACGGTGATCCGCACCCAGCCCGGCCAGGTGCCGCTGTCCGTCAAGGACAACGGCGGGTTCAACGTCTTCACCATCGGCGCCAGCGGTAACGTGGACGCCTCGGGCTACCTGGCCACCGCGTCTACGTTGTCGGCCGGTGGTGCCAGCACACTGACCGGTGACGTGACGTTGCCGTTGCCCGCTTCGGCCACGACACCCCGCCTGACGGTCAACGGTCGCACCGGCACCGCTCTATGGACGGGCAAGAACCAGGCGGGTACCACCACCTCCCGCATCGACGAGACCGGCTACGCCGAGCACGCCCACCGACTGAACATCTTCAACAGCGCATCGCCTGTCACGGCGTCGGTCGCTGCGACCACCGACGTACCAGGCCCGCTGTCCGGGCAGATCGTCTGGCTGAACTCGACCAACTCGTGGATGCGCTACAACGGCTCCGCGTGGATCAGCGCGGAGACGCCTCGGGGCATCATCGGTGGGCGGGCAATCACCGGCACCAACACGCTGACTTCGGGCATCGCCGCCACCGAGACCAAGCCGACCAACATGGACTCGACCCTTCTCTCCTTGGAGAAGAACAGGCGTTACCGCGTGCACGTCAGGTTCAAGGCGTCGGCCTCGGGAACTACGTCCACGTTCCTTGTCAAGCTGAAGGAAGACACCGGCACCTCGGGAACGACGGGCAACCAGATCCGCGAGTACGTGCTGATCGACGCCGCGGACGTGGAGACGCGGGACTTCTTCGGCGAGTACGAGACGGGCGGGTCGGACGTGTCCCGCGCGTTCAAGATCACAGCCGCGCGGATCTCTGGCACCGACACCCTCGACTTCAAGGGTGGAGGTTCGACGACCACCAGCCAGGTTGGCATCTGGGTTGAGGACATGGGCCCGGCCGCCAAGCTGACCGTCACGGCGAGCTGACGCCATGACCGCATCCCCCGTTCTCCCGAACACACTGGTCCCGATCCCCCTGTCGGGCCAGTTCGCGGCTGTGGTCGAGTCGGGCCTGCTGCACGACTTCCTCATCGACGGCATCCCGTTCCGGCTGCACCCGGACGAGGAGCACCCGTACGTGCGGGAGATCCGAGCGGACGAGAAGGAACAGTTCGACACCTCCCACGAGGCGGGGGAGCAGAGCTTCGGCAGGTGGTGGCTGCGCAGCCAGGGCTCCTTCCACGGCGGGGCCGGGCAGCGCTACCTGGACTCGGGCGACCCGGCCACCGGCCGGATCCGGTTCGACTCGTCCCGCTACACCTACCCGTGGGAGCCGGGGGAGGTGACCATCGCGGGTGCGCTGGGCTTGTCGAACCTGGGCCGTAAGCGGGTGGAGCAGGTCACCTGGTCGGGTGTGCAGAAACTGGCCATGATGTCCTCCACCAACCACCAAGTGCAGGTTGTGGACCTGCCCGGCATGGGCGGGTCCAGCACCGTGTCGTGCGGTGCCACCGGCACCTGCCAGGACATGACGTCGGACGGCACCAACCTGTACGTGGCGGTCAACGACCGCGTGTACAAGGTGGACCCGACGGGCACTGCCACGCAAATCGCGAACGTGACCTTCTCGGGCCTGGTGACGCTGGGCTTCGCGAAGCAGCGGCTGATCCTGGCGTTGGGCAACAAGCTGTACGACGTGGACGCCAACGGCGGCACACCCACACCTGCGGTGAAGTACACCCACCCCAACTCGGGCTGGTCGTACGCGGGCATCGCTGACGGCCCGAACGCGATCTACCTGGTGGGGTCGGCCGGTCCGTTCTCGGACGTGTCGTCGATGGCTATCGCCGACTCGGGTTCGGGTATCACGCTGGGCACGCCGGTCGTGCAGTTGCAGGCTCCGCGCGGCGAGACCTTCACGTCGATCATGTTCTACACGAACGACAAGTTCGTGTTGACCTCAAGCCAGGGCATCCGGGCCGGGCTGTTCACCCCGTACGGCCAGCCCCAGTACGGGGCTCTCATGGCCACCGGCAACCCCTGCTACTCGTTGTCGGCTTCAGGCTCGCTGGTGTACGTGGGCGGGGTCAACAAGGTGTTCTGGGTGGACCTGGCCACCCAGCTGGACAACGCGGGCAGGTTCGCGTACGCGCTGTACGCGGACAGCATCAACTCGGGCACACCCACCGACACGGTGCTGGACCTCACCGTGTACCCGTCCTCGGGAACGGACCTGTTGTTCGGCGCCCTGGCCTCAGGCCAGGTCATCACCCAAACGTCGTGGACTCCCAGCACGTCGGCCACCCTCACCACCTCGTGGTTCAGGTTCGACACGGTGGAGCCCAAGCAGGCCGCGTACCTACGTATCGAAGGCGACTTCCCGGTGATCGCCGGGGTTGCCAACCCGGTGACGGTGCAGGTCCAGTCGGACACCGGTAGCACCGCCACCTTCCTGATCGAAGGTGGCCAACCCTCCTACGAGTTCGGCCTGTTCTCCCTGGACCCCGCCCAGGCGTTCCGCCTGGTGTTCACCCTGGCCGACACGGGCGCCGGGCACGGCGTGGTGCTGCGCTCCTGGCAGGTGAAGGCCCTCCCCGCTCCGAGGCAGTACCGGGAGCTGGTGCTCCCGCTGGACTGCTACGACAAGGAGATGGACTTCCGGGGCCGCGAGCATGGTCACGCGGGCTTCTCGTGGGAGCGGGTGCAGGCCCTGGAGGTGCTGGCCGAGGACAACTCGGTGGTGACGGTGAAGGACAAGCTGACCAGCGTCACCTACCAGGCGGTCATCAGGCGCGTCCAGTTCATCCAAACCCACCCACCGGCCACCGACGGCAAAACCGGTGGCGTGGTCAATCTGATTCTCAGGCAGGTGTGACGTGTCGGAACCAGTGGTCATCGGTATCCGCGAGGTGTACGCCGCAGTCACCGCGCTTGGCGCGAAGCTGGATGTGTTCGTTACCGACCAGGCCGTTCGCACCGCCACCATGGAATTGCGCTTGACGAACCTGGAGAAGCAAGCGGACTCGGACCGCAACACGGCCGGTGCCCGCGCCGACAGCGAGCGTTCCAGGCGCTGGCAATTGTACGTCGCATTGCTGGCCGCTTTCATCGCTATCGCTTTGGGCGTTCTACAAATCGTCACCCGATAAGAGGAGTGCACGTGTCGAAGCAGAAGTGGATCGACCTGGCCGAGCGTTCGGCCTGGACCCTGCTGGAGGCAGGGGTGGGCGCCGAGGTTGTGGCCCAGTTCGACCTGCCGGTTCTGGTGGGCGTGGCTGTGGCCGGTGCCCTGGCGGGCGTCAAGGCGTCGCTGGCCCAGAAGTTCGGCAACGGCACGGGCGCGACCGTTCCGGTCGAACACGAGGCCGTGTTCCTCCCCCGGAAGTAGCCTTTGCTGGTGCAGCATGCGTACTCAGGAGCCCCTGGAACGTTCGGGGGCTCCTTTGCTATGCCGGGTCGGTCAGGAACGCCAGGGAAGCGAAGCCTTTGACGGTGCCGCCAGCGGTGACTTTGCCGTTGGAGAAGATGCGCACCACTGCACCCCAGCACGTGTCTTTGTCGCACAGCAGTGCTTCGTGGGTGGACACCACGTCCACCGCCTGGCGCACTTTCGGGTCGGGACCCCCGCAGTTGTCGCACGTCCTCACTTCACGGTACTCAACCGGCATCTTCGACCGCCCTCAACTCGACCACTTCCGCTTTCTTCGGGCGCAGTCTACGCCCGGCAATAGCTTCGTCGCGTCTCACCCGGTCGCGGTCCTCACCCCAATAGTTGTACGAGGTTTCCACGGTGGCGTGGCCGTACATTGCCATCACCTGGTAGTCGGCTTCTTTTTCCCCCGCGTCCCGCAAAGACTCGCGCAGTTCCTGCCCGCCCGAGCGGCGCAACGTGTGAGACCCGACCCCTTTCAGGTCGGCTTCGGTCAAGTCTGGCATCAGGTCACGGATGGCCGCTTTCACTACGGCGCCCAAACGCTCCCGCTTACCGGTCGGGTAGTACTTCCAGTACACCACCCCGCTGGTCTTGCCCGCGGGGCAGGCCAGCCGTTGCGGAATCAGCCGCCAATCGTTTTGGAGCGAGCCGCACAGTTTCTCGTACTCGGGCAGCCACAAGTCCAGCTCGTCTGCCAACTCGGCCGGGATCGGAATGCGGTCCAGCTTGTCGTTCGGGTCGGCCCGGCGCCCTTTGGTGCGCACGATCGTCATCTTGTTCTCGGTCTGGTTGAGGTGCGCGAAACGCACCGCCAGCAGCTCTTGTTCACGGCACAGCGTGTACCGCAAGGCGGCCAGGATGAACCGGGTGTAGGGGTCTTTCGCCTCGGCCATCAGCCGGTCCATCTGGTCGGTCGACAAGTACAGCTTCGGCTTCGGTGCGGCCTGCATGTTGTCCATCTCCACCACGGCCGCCAACGACCAGTGCCCACGGCCCGCACCCCACCGCACGAACTTGCCGATCAGCGACTTGTAGACGTTCCAGCTGCCGGGCGCCAGGCGGTCGGCAAGACCGTCAGGGCCCACCAGGTAGTCCTCCACCTCCCAGCCGGACAGGGTCTTGGCCGACTTGTGCGTCCTGTCGCGCCACTCGACGAACGGGCGGAGCACGTTCGCGTTGTGTCTGACGGTTGTCTTCGGGCGCAACTTGGCCATGCGCTCCAAGTAGTCGTCTAGGTGTGCTGACATGGTCGTCTTCAT